TCTTAATCCCCGTGGTCGCGCTGTTTACTATTGTCATGGCCTAACCCCCTATAAATTTAATCTCTGGATTTCTTCATTGATTACTTGGCCCATTTTTTCGACCGCAGTTCTCTTGGTGGCATTTACGGCCGGTCGAACGAATGGCTTTTTCTGTTGCTTGGATGATCCGCTTTCCAGCACCCGAGCCTTTAATTGGTTTGGTACGTGTTTGCTGTCGTACCCATCAAAACCAATTTTTGCGTTAAAGTTTCCTGACGCATCTTTCTCGATTGGTGTAACACCAAAAGAGGCTAACATTTCACCTGTCGCCTCTTGTGATAAAACTCCTTCGAGGTTTGATTTGATTTTGTCTGCTACGACCTTTGCACCCTCATAAATAGCTTTTTTAGCTATCTCGTCGGATTGTGTGGAAAGGCGTGAGAGAGCAAGTGCGAAATCATCACCGGCCATGAAGGTCATTCTAGCCAAATTGACCACACCCATTCATGGTGTATTTTTTTGGTGTCTGGTTCGTATTGAACCGATTCTAGTCTGAAAGATATCCCTGCATCGTTTAAGGCGTCCTGTATTTTTTTACAATTCGGGTCGTTGTCGAGCAGGGTAAAATAATCAATGGTCCCAGTAATAGCTTGGGCTTGCATCCGGCTATCTCCCCACACTGCGTCCTCTTGCCCATCCTCAGACCACACAATGTAGGGGCAAGCCATTCCAGTTCCATCGAACTTTCTGACGTTGCTAGTGACCGTTAGGAGGGCCGTTTTGATATCAGCTAGTTGCATAAGGCTCACCCAACCTTTCGAGTGTCAGGTCCATCGATGGGGGATGGGCATCTTCAATGTACTGGATTTGCATAACCTTGTACTGCTGCCCATCGATTAAGATAGCCACCAGAATGTCAGTGGTTTTTTCGGACAGTCCCCTTACTTCTGGACAACGAATCACAAAGTCAACTTTGATATTGTTTTGCATAGCTGAGTAATATCTTCCCATTCCAACGGTTCGTTCGTGATACCTGAGAGAGTTTTTTAGGATCAACCCCTCGCTGGGCATGTCGCCCGGGAGTGCTACATCTCCGACCTTGTAAATGCTGACTAATCCATCCTCAAACGATTGGTATTTGCGCGATAACATATGCCTTTACCTCCTCACGTTGCTGGAGGGATAAGAGCATTGGCAAGTAGTTAATTTCAAATTCATCAAGAGCATTTGCCCTGGCATAGAAGCAATAGTCCATCAGCAATGCGCGCGGAAGATCTTCGATGGAATAATCAAGAGTAACTCCCGCTAGATTATCTAGTCGAGCCATTCCCCTACCGATTATTCCAGTGAGTTTTACGTCCGTTTCAGTGTCCGTCCATGTGACGTCCAAGTAATTACGGACAGGTTCAAGTAGTTCGCTTGGTGTCATTTTCCCCACCTACTTGTTTATTGATTTCTTCAACGAAAAGAGATGTAGCATTTATTTCGCTACACCTCTTCTTTGATACTTCGATTTCGTCCCCCGGCCTGTAGAGGATATCATTAATCTTGTCAATGAAAGACTTTAATACTAATACCTTCATTCTAGACTACCGGAATATTGTAAACTGTTTGGATTGTTGGGACTAAGCCGCTAATATCAGCATAAACAAAGGCTGTATTGTCCAGTGGCATACCATAACCGTAGAGTTTCACGAGATAAACTCGCTCATCTTCAAGGAAATGATAGTCATCTGAGAACTCAATCTTACCTGATTTTGCAGTACCTACGCCCATAAAGTAGCGATTAGCAAGCCCAAAGATGGCTTTACCTGCTGGAACCTCTGTAGATTGAATTACCGTAGTCGGGAAGGCAAAGACATTGTTAACATATTGGCCATTGGCATCCTTTACGGTGGTCGCTGGCACAACTCTGAGAAGGTAATCCTGAGGGTTAACGATCATAATCACACTGTTGACGACTCGCGGGTTTCCTTTTGCGTCTATCGCCATTGTAGCGAGTAAGGCTCCATAGGAAACGGGGTCCAGCTTGGTCACGACTACTTCAGCCTTGAGGGGATACACGCCACCAGTGACGACGACACCATCTTGCACTTGGCGGTTCATACCGATCGGTTTGTTGTTTCCATCTCCATTAATAATGGCCGCTTCAAGGCCAAAGGCGATTGCTTCAGACAAGATGGCACGAACGTAACGGTCTAACCATGCGGGTCCAAGATCCAGCATTGACTTTGCCACGGGCAAGAACGCGGATAATTTCATGAGAGCGAGATTGATCTTTTTGAATCCACTTGTGAGCTCGGTTACGATTGCGGTCGTTAATGCTCCCCATATTGCGAGTTGCTTGGTGTTTGTGTTTACGATGTACTCAATTAAGCCAGAGGTGTTCTGAAAGTTGATGACGTTTAAGAGGGGATGTGTCGCCATAAGATCGTCAAATACTGCATCAATCGTGGTGATTGGCAACACAGGCGTCAGGTCAGCAAGTGCCTGTTTAGGGCTGCTTGACCGCATTGCCTCAATAACCCCAGTGTAGTATTTGTTTTCCTCAGAGGTGAGCTGCCGAACTCCGCGAGATGCAAGGACTGTAGAGTCTGCCGTTTGGACCATCATTTGCGCTTCTGCCATTACAGATTCCTGGATGTTCATGGAGAATTCGGTGAATGCCTCGGCGAAGGCTTCCTCGTTGCCATCCTTGATTGCCTGGTTAAGCTTCTGCATGATTGCGGTTTTTTCAGCTTGTAATGTGTCTTTGCTTTTCATGTTTTTCTCTCCCTTTTTTAGCGGAATAGTGCCGCCATCAATTTTAGTGTTTTGTTTTGTTTGGGTTCCGGTGTTGGCTCCGGTTCGGGTACCGGTTCTGGTGTTGGTCCTGGTCCTTGGATGGGCTTCGCTAATTCACGGAGTTGAGAAGCAAGGGCTTTGTTATAACTGATCTGTTGCTCTAATGACGTGTTTATTTTTTGCAACATTTGTTTAGCCCCGGTCATGTCCTTTTCCTCGGCTATTATTTCATCGCACAAGCCATAAGCTAGACACTCTGCCGCCGTAAGATATGATTCGTTATCTAGCAACTCAATCAGCTTTGCATCCGTCAGCTTGCCTCCTGATTTTTCAAGATAAGCTTTACGGTTTCCCTCCATAATAACTTCAAGATCATCAGCTGCTTTGCGAAGTTGCTTTGCGTTACCAGTTGCACCAATCCACATATTGTGGACCATCTGCATTGTATTGGAGTACATTTTGACTTGATCGCATCCCGTCAGGATAAAGGAGGCTGCGCTTGCCGCTATTCCATCAACATATCCCGTCACATTAGCAGGATGCCTCTTGAGTTGGTTTCTGATCGCCATAGCCTCATCCACATAACCGCCGGGGCTGTTGACAAAGACATTGATCTGCTTTGCGTCAGGGTGCTTGGCTAGTTCTTCACGGAAGAATTTGGCTGAGTTCTCAGATTGAACATAGTTCCAATTTACCCAGTCAATAGCAAGGTCCTCAATGTCACCATAGACGAACATGTCCAGCGTATCCGGTTGTGCGGATTGTTTTAATTCCCACATTTGTTTCACATTCTCACCTCCTCTCGGCTTAGTTTAAGTTTGCGGTCTTTCTGGATAGGGTTTACTAACTGAATCAATCTCAAGAGCTTCTTTTCGTCAACAAGGATAGTCTCTGTTTCCTTGTCGAACGTCAGGATACTTTCAAGGTTCGGTCTTGAATCTCTCCAACTAAGCCCCTTTACTAATTGCATCGCAATATTAAGCTTTTCACATTCAGAGCAAAGCATTGTTTCTGTACCTTTTTCATCCATTACGGCGCGCCTCCCGAATTCAAAGCGTTCAAGACATCATCAATAGAACTGTAATTCTTGGTCAGGAAGTGCTGCCATGCCCATGGCTCATCAATGATCTCTTCCCCTACCAACTTCCTGATATCGTTGATACAGAACGCCCCGCTTGCTATCAGCTTGTCAATGGCTGTTGAAACGCTCAGAAGATCCACATGAAGGATGGACTTGGTATCAATCTTCAAATAATTTCCTTTGATAAACTCCGAAAATCCATAACGCTTTCGGTTGATTTCTTCAGCAATGTTATCAACCAATGGATCAACACAAAATGTTAGGTAACTAATTATTGCATCCCCTATCCCCGCAATGTCTCCCCTAGCAAGTGCGGGAGGAATTCCGAATCCCTTGGCGTTGAAGTCGCTAATATCATCCATCATGGAACGAATATCACGGGTACCTTCATTGCTGTAGGTCTTGCTTCCGGTATCGGTATAGGTGTAACCCTTTGGCAATGGCAAGACGGCGTTCTCTGCTGTAAAGAATTTCTTAAACCGATTATTCATTAGGTCGTCAAAGGCTTCCTTTGCCTTCTCATTACCTTGAGCAATCGATTCATAGTTAAGCACTCCGCGGCTCCCTCTGGACTTCTGATAAGCCTTCATTCCGTAGGTTATTAACTTTCCGTAACTCTCATAAATGCCATTAGTTACTTTCCGCATATCCTTTTCGGATAGCTTAAAGTACATCACGTCTGACATTTTGTATTTAGTGCCGAATGTGTAATTACCAACGGTCACGCCCTCAAAGGTGTTGTCAATCAAGGCATATTCTGTTTGCTGGAACGAGTCGGCAATCAGCAATCCCCCGCCTTCATCAATCACAAGGCACTCATTTTCCGAATAAAGCTTGGCTATGAGTTTGTGTATGAACGCGGATGAGTTTTGATTCTTGTTTGGTTCGACATTCCATGCGTAATATTCTCGGCCCTTGGTTTCTTTTCCGCCTACGAATGTTTTAAATTCACATTTAGATATACTGTTTGCGATCATGTTAATGCAGGACCAGAAGGCAAGTTCCCGGATGTGGATTTCTGCCATGATTCCGTATAATTCTTCGTCCGTCACCGGCGTTGCTGTTACTATTCCGCCTGATAAGAAGTCTCGAATGTAAGTCAATAACCCCAAATCTTCTCACCTCCTTCAATAGCTGTATACTGGCATGTCTGCGACTATTTCTTCTTCGTCGCCCATTCTTTCCTCAATAACTATGGACGCTACAAGCGCCATAAAGCTGTCTGTTTTTCTAGCTTTGCTCTCTATCTTACCGTAGTAATAATTTCCAGTGTCTGTGCCTTCTCTTTTCCCAGCCTTAAGAAGTTTTGTATTATTCGTAGCCCATCGTAGCGGAGGATTATCTCCCCAAACAAAAAGTTGATTGGTAAAATAGCTGCCAATCACAGGAACAATTTTCATAATGTCGGATGGCTTGACTAGGTAGACATTTTTATTTTCCTTTGCGTCAAATCCAATCTTTTTCAATGATGCCGATAAGAGAGAGTATCTATAATTATCTAATGCCAATCCAATGATATTGTATTTGGATCCAAGCTCCTGAATGTAGTCGGTTAACAGGTCAGGGCTTATCTCTTTGTCATCAACTAGCGTCAAGTGACCTTTGTCTGCCCAAAGTTTCCAAGGTGCCTGTATTCTCTTTAAGTCTCCCGAGCTTAAGCACAGCCACGCGTGAGAAATATCATAGCGTTTACCATCCTTTTTGAAGTGGAAATTAACACTAGCCATATCATTTATGGATGCATAGTCGATCCCGACCGTGCAATCCCATCCCTCCATATCTGGAAGTTCTTGATTAGTGGAGATGATGTTTTCCCACTCGGAAACTATAAGATCCTTGTTACCTTTAGGCCAGTTCATCCGCTTTGTATAAAATTCCTGTTCAATATGTGGCTCGTACTTCAATTGGACGAATTCTTTATTCATTTCCTTTTGAAGTTCTGCAAAAAATCTAAGAGAAGGGTTCGCCTTGTGCCACTTGCCGGGCTCTAGGGCTTCCTTCTCTTCGTCAATCTTGTAGATTAGGGGTAATAACCCTAGATCCTTAATCGTTCCGTTCAGCACATCTTTTGAAAGGGCAAGCTTATCGTCTAGGACCCCTTCTCTTACATGACCGTTTGTCGTGATATAAAAAGTTCGAGAGTGCTTTTTCTTACCAAACCCAGAGGTGAACACGCTAATCATTTTGTAATCTTCATAT